GGAGAAAGAGAATGGAAAGTGGATGAGTCTACTGAAGAAGATACTGCGGAAGCTGAAACTGATGCGCAAGAGGAGTCTGAATCGGAAGAAAGCGTTCAAGAGACTGAGGCAGATGAGGAGCAACCAGAGGATATGGAAGAACCAGAAGATAAGGGTGAAGCCAAAGAGAAACCTGTAAAAAAACCAGAATCTAAAAAAGAAAAAGCTGCAAAGAAAATTGTAAAGAAGATGGGTGATAAAGGTAGATATGACTCAACAAATCAGTTAAAAACATTAATCGTGATGCAAGTGTTAGGAGATACAAAATCTTTCTTTGAATCACAAAAACAACTGGAGGATCGATTAGATTTCTTTACTGACTATATGATACCAGATGCACAAATACAGAATAATAATATAGCGCAATGGTATTTATTTGGTGGCAGTGATGGCATGATGAATGATATGATAGAGTTACAATGGCAGAAGTAGAATTTGCGGGATTAAAGTTTAAAGGCGGGAAGATTTTTGTTATCATCACAGCTTTAACCACATTAGGTGGTGGGCTGTGGGGTGGCTTTGAATTTTACAAAGATTATCTAACGATGAAAGAGCAGATACGAGAATACGTAGCACCAGATTTATCTGGCTTTGACAAAGAAATAGCTCTTACAAAAGAGGAGATGAAAAGCAAAACTGATCTTATACAAACAGAAGTAGAGATGATTATGCAAGAGATGGAGATGATCATGTCAGAAATAAGACTAGTGTCTGATGTAGCAAATGAACTAAAAAATGATCTACGACAGGATGTGAGACGTGTTGAAAAAATAGTAAATGATGTTGAACAATTAGTTAAAGAAGATTCGAGAGAAACCAACCAGGAGTTAAGAGATACCACGAAGGACATTCAGGATGACATGGCACGATTAACGGATAAGTTGGAATCAGCCATGACTGAGCTAGAAGAAAAAGTAGAGAAGAGAATAAAACTCGCATTAGAAAACCCTTTATCACAAATGTAGGATGGCTAAAACACCCTCCAATGAATACTTTACACCAGTTAAAAAAAGGACTAGTATAGGGCGTTCTCCACGCAGTAGGCCAAAGAACAAAAACAAAAGACGTCAATATGTTAAATACAGGGGGCAAGGATGACCAAATTATGTCCAAGAGGTAAAGCCGCAGCAAAGCGTAAATTTAAGGTTTATCCTAGTGCTTATGCTAATGCATACGCATCAAAAATTTGTGCAGGAAAGATTAAAGATCCGAGTGGAACTAAAAGAAAAGATTTTAAAGGACCAAAACCAAAAGCTATGGGCGGTGTTATTAGTTTTAACGATATTTCACAAAAAAGAAAAAAAGTATCTGCCATGAACAAGGGTGGTATTGCAAGAGCTTGTGGTGCCGTTATGGAAGGCAAAAGAAAAAAAACGCAGTTTAGCTAATGTCTGGTCATAAAGGTTTAGCTAAATGGTTTAAACAGGATTGGGTTGACATCGGCTCCAAGAAAAAAGGTGGCGGTTTTAAAAAATGTGGTCGGTCAAAACAAAAGGCTGATGCAAAAAGAAAATATCCAAAATGTGTACCAGCAGCAAAAGCTGCAAGCATGACAGAGGGTCAAAGAAGATCAGCCGTAAAAAGAAAAAGATCAAAAGCTCAAGGTGTTGGTGGTAAACCAACTAACGTAAAAACTTTTGCTAAAGCACAAGGTGGTTTAATGAGAAGATCAGGAGCAGCTGTTAGAGGGTTTGAATTTAAAGGTGTCTTCTAAAAAAGATCCAAAAAAAGGTACAGGGAAGAAACCAAAAGGTAGTGGAAGACGTCTCTATACTGACGAAAATCCACGTGATACTGTGGGCATTAAGTTTGCTACTTCTACTGACGCCAGAAAAACTGTTGCAAAAGTTAAAAAAATTAATAAACCGTTTGCTAGAAAAATTCAAATCTTAACTGTTGGTGAACAAAGAGCTAAAGTTATGGGTAAGTCTCAAGTAGCAAGTATATTTAAGAAAGGTAAAGATGCCATTAGAAGAGGACGTAAAACAAGACGTACGTAAGTGGTCTGAACTTTTTTTAGAAGTTCCAAATCAACATTTAGGTGGATATCCTGCCTGTCCATTTGCTAAAAAAACATGGGCTGATAACAAAGTTATTGTAGAAGTGAAACGAAAAAACAAGTGGTATAAATCAGAATTAAATGGTCACATACAACAATTAGATTTTTCTGTGCATGAACTCTTGATATTTTGTGACCCTTATTTTAATTACTCACTTGAGGAGTTTCAAAACGTTATAGATGAATACAATACTTGGTATAATAAAAAGGATATATTTTTTATGGGTTTTCATCCCCACAACCCAGCCAACGAGGAGGAACAAGAGTTTCTCGTCACTCCAAATGGGAACACCCCTATTGTAGAAGACGCCATAGACTACTCTATGATGTTAGCACAAAAGTTCTCGCAATTACAGGAAGCTTCTGATAAACTACACAAGGCTGGTTATTACGATAAGTGGCCAAAAGGATACTATCAAGACGTTGTAGTATCTAGAGCTAAAACCTATAAACGAATATTCGGAGGTCAATATGATGGGTAAAAAGAAAATGGCCATGAAACGTGGCGGAAAAGTTAAGAAAGGTAAAAAGAAACAAGTTGCTAAAAAACGTGGCGGTGGCATGTTAGAAATGATGGGCGGTGGCGCTATCAAACCTAAGAAAAAAATGGCCATGGGCATGATGGGTGGCGGTAAAGCCATGAAAGGCAAAAAGAAAGCTGTCAAAAAACGTGGCGGCGGAATGTTAAAGAAAAAAAAGTAGATGCCAACATACGCATCGACAGCTAGCTTTGATTTGACAATTGATCAAATCTGTCAAGAAGCTTTTGAACGTTGTGGTTTGCAAATTCGTTCTGGTAATGATTTGCAGACTGCAAAACGTTCTCTTAACCTTATGCTTGCCGAATGGGCAAACAGAGGTTTAAATCTTTGGACAATACAGCTACAGGAAAAATCTATTGCTGCAGATACAACTAGTTTAACTGGTACAAATTTATTTGGTTCTGGAGCTGACGCTGCACAACAAATAATTGATATTACTGATGTTGTAATTAGAGACAGTAGCAATAATGATTATTCTGCTACACCAATTAGCAGATCTACGTATTTAAACTACACTGTTAAAACAACCAGCGGAAGACCAACTCAATACTATTTTGAGCGTACGATAAACCCAAGATTATATCTATATCCTGCAGCTGATACAACTTACACTCTAAAGTATTATGCTCTTCTTCGTATGAAGGATGCGGGCGATTACACAAATAATGCTGAGATTCCGTTTCGTTTTCTTCCATGTATGACTGCTGGATTAGCTTATTACATATCAATGAAAAAAGCGCCAGAAAGAATGCAAGCATTAAAACTTTTATATGAAGATGAATTTAAAAGAGCAGCCGATGAAGACGGAGAAAGAACAAGTGTATTTCTTACACCTCAAAGTTATTATCCTACTGGTGGTGGATATTAATGGCTAGATACGCTACTGGCAAATTTGCAAAAAGAATATCAGACAGATCTGGTATGGCTTTTCCATATAATGAAATGGTAAAAGAGTGGAATGGCTCTACAGTTCATACTAGCGAATTTGAAGCAAAGCATCCACAACTAGACCCAAAGTATCATCCCACTGATGCACAAACATTACAGAATGCAAAACCGCAAATAGCAGATGTGACTGTGCCTCTACAATTTGTAATCACATCAGGTAATATTTTTCTATCTACAGGTATGCAACCTGTCACAGAAAATAAAGATACATTAGCTGTCATGAACCTTGGCGATGTAAACGTGGTGATATCATGACAACTTTTGCAGAATTACAAACACAGATTAGAGATTATACAGAAACTGATAGCACAGTTTTAACAGATACAATTGTAAATGATTTTATAGAGCACGCTGAAAAAAGAATATTTAGAGAAGTAGATTTAGATATCTTTAGATCATATCAATATGCTACTCTTACACAAGGTGTACCCTTTGTATCACTACCTGGTGCAAATTTAGGTCAATTAGCTTTCATAAGATCAGCTCAAATATATGACTCTGCAAACCCAGTTAGATATTACCTTTATCAAAAAGACATAACTTTTATGAACGAATATTGGCCAAATCGTAACACTGAGGCACAACCAAAATACTATGCAATGTGGGATCAAGATACAATATACCTTGCGCCTACACCAAATTCTGCATATAATATAGAATTAGCTTTGAACAAGCAAGAAGACGGATTGTCAAGCTCGAACACAACAACGTGGGTGAGCACAAACGCACCAAAAGTCTTACTTTATGCTGCACTAAGTGAAGCATTTAGATTTTTGAAGGGTCCTGACAACATGCTTCAATACTATGAACAAGGCTATCAACAAGCACTACAAGGCTTGCAATTTGAACAACAAGGTAGAAGAAGGCGTGATGAACACTATGATGGTGTACTTCGTGTCCCTCTCGACTCAAAACAACCATAAAGGAGATATAAAATGGCAATATCATCAGCAATATGCAATACCTTTAAAGGGGAACTTTTAGAAGGTAAGCATAACTTTTCGTCTGGTAGTGGTCATACATTCAAGATAGCTTTGTTCACTTCATCAGCTTCCTTGGGTGCATCAACTACTGATTATAGTACATCAAACGAAATAACTAATACTTCAGGATCTGCGTATACTGCAGGTGGAAAAGCATTAACAAACAACGGTGTTACAAGCTCATCTGGAGCTTCAACAGCATTTGTTGACTTTGCAGATGCTCAATTTACATCAGCAAGTTTCACAGCTAATGGAGCTATGATTTATAACACTACTACAGCAGGTGGATCAGGAACAACTGACGCTGTTTGTATATTAGCG